GTGCATAAGTTAGTATTACAGCCATCATAGTCGCTATAAAGCTATGTAGTATCTCATCATACGAATAACTCAAACAAACACACGCTAAACTATCAAATAATAACTCTACTAATTTGATTCTATGACCGCCATCATTTGGGAAAGTATTACCTAAAAATCCATGCTTATTTTGGGTGAATCTTGCATAACTCCACCATTCTGAATATCCATGCTTCTCGAACAATGAATCGAACAAAATAATACACTCAAATAATGCCCTACAATACCCTGCAATTAATGCGAATATTACACCCAAAATCATGTAGTCAAATTCTATCATTTCTTTAATCCCTTTTCAAAGTCATCAATAGACTTATCTAAAATCATTTTGATAATCCAATTACAGAATCTGTAAATCCAATAAATGATAGTACATATTGAAGCAATGGAAGCAAATAAAAAATTGTGTTTCTCAAGTAAGGCTACAAAGCCAATCAATGAAACTAATATGTCAAGGAATCTAAAGTGCATCTTCTTCTAAAATTGGTTTGAAATCTATTTGTGGCAGCGCAATTAGTTTGTCTTTAATCTCAATAAAATCTTCATCTTCAATTACTGATACGTTACAAACATACTTACCATTTGAATCTAATATAAACTCTAAAACAGAACCATTCAAATAAGTTCCTTCAAGTTCTTTTTTTTGTTTTAATGTTGCTGATATTACTTTCATAATTATACTCCTAAGGCTGTGAATGTGTTTCTAATAAATGTTACTAAATTAGCATTATCAATAGCACCTGAACCATGCCACGAAGCACCATGATACATTGTATCATAATTACCAGTTACGACTAATTCATTGAACTCTGTTAATTCCGTAGTTGGACTATTAGGCAATCCTATTGAAGTTCTTGTAACAGCATTGTAAGAACCATTTATTATGCTGTAATTTTGAGTAGTTGAATTAAGTCTTTGACCTTCGCAACATACCCATCCACTTGTTACCACACTTGTATTCGCTGCTCCAGTATTATCGTTATTATATGCAGTTGAAAGGTTTATATCTCTCAATAACGACAGCCTAACAAAAGGAGTTGTTATTCCTTGTCTGCTACCCATGCCTCTTATTGTTGATGCGAATGGAGGATTTTTCACAAAGTAACCATGACTTAATGAATTTTGCGTTAATTTAACTCCATTTGTAGATGGATTGTAATTCAAGTTTAAATAACTTGTACCATTTGATTTAACACCATTGATGTCAAATGTTGGACTACTTACAGGTGTTATTAATGTACCTCTTATTATACAAGTTCTTTGAGCAATACTATTGCTTAATCCCGCATAAATATTTAGCCTATCTAATTGAGTTAAAATAGAACCATTAGCAACTGCAGGTTTGAAAAAGCTATTATCAATCGCTGCAAGTTCAGCATCTGTAATACTGCCACCATTAGCTACTATGCTTGCTTTCCATGCTTGCGCTTGTGAACTTAATCCGCCATATCTTGTTCTATCTACGCTTATTTTAATTCCTATACTCATTATTTTATCCGTTACTTATTTTTAAATTATGAGAACCATCAAGATATACTCTTCCATTAATATGTGGGTCTGAAGTTGGTATCCCATCAAAACTTATATTACCATCAAACATTGCCAATCCATTTACTCGCATTGTATCTAATACTGGTTTATTAAATGGAACAAATATAAGTGAACCCGCAGGAATATCATCTGTAAAAGTTTGTGAAATAATTGGTATCTCACTATCATCTACTGCTATATCTGCGCTCAATTCGCATTCTACTATATCGCCTGAATAACTTGGTATTAATATTATTTTATCGCCATCTTTTAAATTTCGTAAAACAGTTGCTTTTATCGCTGTTTCAGTTCCACTTAATGTTTCTGTTATTGCTCCTATTATTCTTTCAGCACTATAATATCCGTTTTGTTTTTGTTGCTGATAAATTCCAGTTGTATTGTCTGCTATAAATCCTGCGAAACTTGGTGTTTCTTCAATCGGGGTATTATCTTCTACATCAACATTTATAATTTCTCTATAAATCTTAAACCACTCACCGCTCCACTCCATACTTTCAAGATTCAATTCACCACCATTTAAAATATAATAATCACCTTGATATAAATAACGATTGTAAGGATGACCATTTGTAATTAAATTTCCTTGATAACGTGGGTTAGGATATATTTGGGGCGCTATTGTTTCAATTAGTAAAAGATTATTAATATTATAAGCAGTACCACCACCATCAGTTTTCCAACTCCCAGTTGAAATTAAAGGAGCAAATTTACTACCAGTATATAATGCTCCGTTTGCGCCTTTTATTGTATCGCCCAACTGACTTTCTAACATTTCAATATCTTCACTATTTATTAATGAAGTTGTATTGTTTACTCTGTATAATAAATAATTTTGGTCTGAACTTTCATTGTAACTATTGAAAATAAGTGAATTTTTAACACTTAAAAATGTTGCAGAATAAGTACTATCGCTCCAAATATATGAAGATTGTGATAATGCATAAGCCGATGTTCCAAATAAACTAACTGTAGTATAAGTAACCCCAGTAACTAAAATCTCACTATTTATATGTTGCCCCGATGGTAATTCGGGAGTAATAATATTTATGTTGAATAAAAACCTTGTAGATGTGATTGGTATGTTTAAAATATACCTATCTGCACTTGATGTGGTCCAAGATGTAATATTTGTTATCGGGTCTGTACTTAAATAATAAATACCCACTTGAACTTTTATAAAACATTGTAAATAATCATTAGGATTCAAACCGCCTGAAGTATAGTTAATACCAAAAGAAAAGCTACCCCTAATTTGCATATTATTACCACCAGTAATTTCACCAGTATGAGTTGATGAAGATATAAATATATTTACAGAACTATCTACTAAGTTATTATTTGAGGTATTAAATTTTCTTGATATACTTTTAATTGCTGGAAAATACTGCCAACAATTAGTACCACTTGATGCCCATTCGCTTGTTTGATTGATATTAGAATCCCACGCTACTAATGTCTGTGCTTCAAATGTGCCATCCGCTAAATATGTACGCTCTTTCCATGAGGCATTAGTGTAATTATTTCGTGATATAATTCTAAAATATGGCTGCGCTAAAATTATTCGAGCATCAAATAAAGTTAAAATTTGCTCTAATATATCATAAAAACTAAATGCTTCTAATTGACCATTTGACAAGGTTTTGCAAAATGCTTTAGGATATACAGTAGTTTCATCTAAAGGGTCAACATTAGTACTCCAATGAGTACCACTTGTAACCATGTTATATTCATAAAAGTTTACAGATGAACCATAAAGTTGAGTGCCACTTGATACCCTAAAATAAAATGGAGTTCTTTTTAAACACTCGTACAAATACCAATTTAATGTTTGTGGAGTATAACTAAGTGCATTTGTTATATCTGCTAATTCTGTGAATCTAAAGTCTTTTAAACGTGCTAAACCATCTGTAAATTTAAGTTCATAAGTGTATGGATAAGCAGCATCTTCACGTTGGTTTAAATCATGTAATAATACACCAATCCAATAAAGTTCATATATACTTGTTGATGTGTTCCACTTGTATAAATGACAATAAAATCTTTCTTCTTTCGCTAATTGAACATCGTTAAATAACCAATTTTCTAAACTAGAATTATCAACTATAATAGGTACACTTAAACTGCTACCTTTAATCCCTGCATATCGCTTATCATTTTGACTTTCGTAATTTAATATTGGTGGACTTGATGTTGCTATTTCAGTACTTGGACCAGTTGTGTAACTTGTATCCCAAATTTCTACTTTCCATTTCTCATTGAACTTAGTAGATTGAACATAACTTATATATCTTGGATTACTCATTATCTTACTCTGCCCCTTTCATAACCGCTTCTATTTACTGATACTAAAAGATTATTCCCTCTAATTTCGCCACCAACTTGCAATACTCCAAAATTGTAATTATTGCCACCATTTCCAAATGTACCAGCATTTACACTACCACCACCGCCACCACCTGCACTTACACCAGTACTACCACCACCACTAGTAGTCATTCCTTTTGATGCTGCTGATGAAAGGGCTGCTCCTGCTACTATCATTGCCGCTCCTGCTGCTATTGCAACAAATGGATTTAATGAAGCTATACTTTCTTGAAATAGTGCTAAATTAATACCCATTGCCAACATTGCTGCTCCAAATTGTTGCATCAAACTACCTAATGATTGTAAAAGTACATTACCTACATTTTCAAATGGGTCGTTTTCTTTTCCTAAATTATCACCAATTTTTGCAAATGTTGTTGTTAAAATATTGCCTATCCCATTATTTAACATTTCATTAAAACTAGCAGCTAATTCAGTTGATTTATCATTAAGATATTCCCTTATATTTTTAAAATCTTGATTTAATTCTGTTTTGATTTTATTCAAGTCAAATTTAGGCATTAATTCAGCCGTTTTAAAACTTGGTGTTTTAAATTGAAAACCACCAGTATATTTTGTATTTTTTATTTCTTCAGCCGCTTGTTTTAATCCAATTCTTTCATTCCTTAAATCTGACAAATAATTATCTGGAGTTTTTTGGTTTATGCTTGCCTCTAAATCTGATTTCTTTTTTGTTTCATCATAAAGTTGTTTAAGCAAATTCAATTCACCTTCAAGTTGAATTACTTTACCACTTGCATAAAAATTAGCTTCATACTCTGCTGCGTTACCTGCTGCTTTTAATTTTAATGCATCTTTTTCTTTGTCAAGTATAGATTGTTTACTTGCAATTTGCGCCCTTAAATTTTCAGCCTCAATAGCACTTTCATTTACTCCAGTTTGTTTAGCTTTTAATACGTTTTGAAGTTTTACATTTTCTTCCCTAACAAGTCGGACTTTATCTGCAACTGTTGCACTTGCTGAAGCTAACTCAAAATCATAACTGGCTTGACTTTGTCTAGCAATATCTGTACTATCTGAAAGGGCTACATATGCTGCACCTAATGACGTTATTGCTATTATAGTTGCTGTTATTGGATTAGCCGCAATTAATGCAAATAAACTAGTGAATTGAGGTATTACTTTTGTTGATAAAACAATACCTAATGTTTGTAAACTATCCCCTAATCCTTTCATTCCTTGCAGACCAGTTGTTAAAGCTAATGCGCCTTGCAATTTTACCATTGTTTCTTCCAATGCCTTGCTATCAGTTCCAAATAATGCGGCTGCACCTTGCGCTGCACTAAATGCACCTGCCATACCTTGAATCACTCCTACTGTAGCTGTTAAAACTGGAGCATCATTTGAGAAAGCTTTTATAGTTTGATTTGTTAAATCTAATCTATCTTTCAACTCCCCTGCTGTTTGGGCTGCTACTCTAAACCTATCGGATGTTTCACCAAATTGTATTGCTGCTTCTCTAGCTTCTCTAGCTGCTGCCCTATATGCTGATTGTAAATTCTCGCCTGCCCTTTTTGAACTTGATGACATTTTATCGGATGACTGAACAACGGCATCACCCATTTGCTGACCTGCATTCTTTACGATTGCGGCTGCATTATCCATGTCCTTTTTAAGTCCTGATGTATTTGCTCCTAATCCTATGCTAAGTATTTTGTCAGCCATTATCTAAGTTCCACTTCTTTTTAAGTTCTTCAATTTTTTGTTTTGTCAATCCACTTGATTCATCTTCGGTTTCCCAATTAAATTTAATCAAATCTTGCGCTTTTAATGGTTTTGTTACATGACAATTTACTAACCATGTTGTTTGCCACCTTATGCGCTCCCATTCGTTCTGGTCTTTAAATTTTAACTGCTCTAAATACTTGTGATTTATTGCATAAAATTCGCAAGGTTGTATTATCCAAAATTCAACTGCACTCATGCCGATTTGACCTAATGCAGTTGAATAGTGGTCTAATATTAAATCAAAGTTGGGGGCTACTTCGCCCCCTTGTCGTTTTTTGGCGCAAAAGCATTAGTTAATGACTTATTCATCTCCATTGATACCTCATAAAAGGCTGATAAATTTTGATTGAAATAGTCTTCACATTCTTTCACGCTGATTGGCATTTCTGTAAGGGTAGAATCTTTAATAATTGCCCCACCAAAAATACCACTCGCTAAATAAATAGGTGCATTCTCTAACGCATCTAAGTTACCGATGTCGAATATCTTCGTATTCGTTAATTCTTGGATTTTTTTTAATGCAGTGTAATTAAAAACTACATCATGTTTTACTTCTTTTATTGTTACTTTCATATTGCTTTTTAGTTTTGTTGGTATGGCAAAGGCAATAGCTTAAAAAGCTAAAAGCCAATGCCAATGCCACCCAGTTAGTTAGTTGCTTTAGTTATTGCTCCAGTTCCTTCAAATGATACTGTATAAGTAGCTGTATCTTCTACCGGTGCGCCTTGTTTAATTGACTTGATAAATGCTGAACCTTCATAGTACACATCACCGCTTACCGAACTACCTACTCTTACAGTTACTGCCGAACCAGTATTCCACGCATCATACAAATCTACAAAGAATTGATAAGTACTACCAGTCTTTTCTTCATAAAATCCATTAGCAGAAAAGTTGAATGATTTTTTATAAACTAAAATCTCTCTCCATCCTGCCGATTGTTTTGTTGTTACATCTTTAATTTCACGCTCCAAATTAAAGTCATTTGAAGTTAATCGGGCTATTACTTTGGTTGCTACCTTAATTGTAATATCCGTTCCGTTTACCATTCCTGTTGTTGCCATGTTCTTATATTATTATATCGTTGTTTTACTTAAATCTGCTGTGCCTTCTATCGAGCAAGTAAAAGTTGATGTATCTTCTACTGGGTCTGTATGCTTCAAACTTTTAATATATCCGTATCCTGAATATTGCTTATTGCCATCTGTTTGGTCTGAAATTAACATAGTAATTTTAGTTCCATTATTTTGTAAGTCATAAAGTTCATCAAATGTATAACCACTTCTTGTATATGGTAACGCTGTTTGACCTATGTTTACCATTATGTTTGATACTGTTGCACTTGTTGCAGTTCCTTTGTATATATCTACATATACAGCTACACCATCTAAAGATTGAAAAGTTACTGAATATCGAGTTAATGTTCCAGTTAAGGTTATAGTTTGCGTTGTATTGTAATCTGCATTTCTAATTCTAATTACCATAGTACCGCTACCTTTAGCATACAATGAGAATGTAACATAATCTTCTATTGTAACATTAGATATTGGCTGTGTTATTTGTGATGCTGTAAAGGTTATTAAATCTGCTGTTTTTCTACCAAAAGCATCAACTGCACTATTACTTGTTATTGTGTTTGTTCCTTTGCTCCAATTATTTGCATTCGCTAAATTTTCACTTGATTTTACTAAATTAACTCCCACACCTTTTATAAATCCATTTGCTGAACCATTGAAACTTTTTTTCATAGGTTTGCATTCTCTCCATCCTGCGCTATCTTTACTTGTGATGTCTTTTACATCAACCTCGCAGTTAAAATCATTTGAAGTTAATGCTGCTATTGGGTCATTGTCTATTAATAAAAGTATATCCGTTCCGTTTGTCATGTTCTTAATTTTTTATTCTTAAAATATAATCTTGTTGCAATCCATAAATGCCATCCAAATCAACATTATCATTGTACATCTCGCCTTCATTATCAAACACTATTGATTGCACATTAACACCATTATAAGTTCCTGATGTTTTACGTTCTAATGCTGTTCTTATTGCATCTGCTACATTGCTTAGTGTATCATAATTATTATGCAAAATATTAATCTGAACTCTAATTACATCTAGTTTACTTGGTCCATCTTTATCAATCGTTGGTACTAGACTAACTTGCTCATAAACTACATAAGGAAATTCAGCTAAATTATTCGCTTTTAATGGCGATATTCTAGTGCTTACATAGCTTGTTACTGCCGATGTATTAGTTAAAATATTATATATTGCTTTACCTGCTTTCACTAAAAACTCCAGTCTTTTTACCTGCTTCTATTATTACTTTTTCGTACCCTTTTTTTAACTTTTCAAGCATTGAGTTCTTCATCTTATCGTATGTAGGTCTAATGAATGGATGCGCTGTCATTCTACCTTTAAACCCTTGCTTAACACCTGCCTTTGCTAAATTAGCAGCTACATAATTGCTTCTACTTCCAACATACCTATCAACTGTTCCATACTCAACTAAGTGTGCATGATTACCGCCTTCAAACAAACTTTTTTTACTCGAATATTTAGGACCTACCCATAAGAAATTTGGATTTTTCTTACTCTTAAATGATTCTATGCTATCTCTTAAATTCCCTTTGTCTACTGGTACTGCCGATCTTAAAGCTATTATTAAATCATTCGCTACTGATTGATTTACTTTTGCAATGTCTTGAAAGTTCTGTTCATTTGACAATAGTTTGATTCCATTAACAATATCATCAATCCCATCAATGCTGCAATTCATTGATATTCCATTTTGATTATTTGTATTTCTAATTAATGTACTCATTATTTTAAAACTTCACCAATTATTCTAACTGCATTTCTTCTACCATATTCAGGTGCTTCAAATCTTGTTACGATTGAATATTGAGTGCCTTCGTATTCAAATTGCCATTCATTTGTAACACTTGTTACATCGTTAAATCGCACATCAATAGTCAATTTATCATCTACGTTTTTTTTACCTTCAATAAACTGCTCTGTATTTGCCCTAGTATTAACATAGCACCAAATTGTATATTCCTCTGTATATGTATATGAGGTTGCACCACTTGATGTACTTTGCGTTGCTACTGGGCTATACAAAGTTATTTGATTATCAAATTTACCGCTAATTATATCCACTTAGTATATGCAAAGAATATTGGTTGCTGTTGTATTTGTGCTAAATACTTTTTTCACATCATAAGGGAATGGACCTACTGGCACATTCTTAAATAATTGCGCTCCTCTACTTGCTGCGGTTGCTGTATCTGTATCAGGATGACTTGACATTAAAACATTAACATCTCCACTCACACCAATATACAATGAACCGCCTACTCTTTGAGTTGTTCTTTTAAAAATCCTATCAACTGTTGGGGCTGTTGTTGCTGCTCCAGTTAAATCAACTGCTGAACCTCCTAAACTTAAAGATACTTGAAAGGTATTTGTTGCACTACCTACAATGAAATAATTATCAGTTGTTGTAATTCCTGTTACAGTTCCTAAACTTGTAAAGATTACTATATCACCATCACTATAACCATGTGCATTTAATGTAAATGTATCGGTTGCTAATGTTACGCTTGTAATTATTTTTTCAGCTTCAGTTACTTGTAATGGTAAACTATCTGTTATATAAGCGGTATTGCTTGCTGTTACTGCTACTGCGTTTGTTCCTATTAAATTTCTCATATACTTATTGTTCTATTATATCTGTTATGGTCTATGTCTAAAAGAGTATAAACTCCAAATGGCAATTCTATTGCATTTTGTGTGCTTACTTGATTCCTATTATCATACAAACTTGTAATGATTAAGTGCATTGCTTGCTTATAGTTTGAAGGTACATTAGCTGCACTTGTATAACCTGCCACAAACCTAATTTTAAAAGCATTTAAGCTATCTTTCATAGCCGGCACTTCACTAAGTCTAATTCTACAAACTGGGCTAATTAAATCAACTTCATAAGTGCTTGAATTAATCGTTTGTTCAGTTCCATTTGCATCAATATATTTAATACTCGTAATTGATTGGATTGGGAACTTATTTAAACTAATATCTACTGTCTGCACATCTTGTTTATCAAAATTAGCCTGCAATGTTTGTGTCATTAATGGTCTCCATGTAAACCCTTCTACCCACTTACGTGCAGCTACTATTAATGAAGTTATTAAAGCATCTTCTAAGGTATTAGTTACCCTTAAATTTAGCTTTGCTTCAGCTAATGTAATTGGCTCGCTTGATGGCTCTGTTATGACTGAATATGATTGCACTATTTTACTGCCTTTTCTGTTTTAGATTCTTTTACTGCCTTTTCAATTTTAGGCTTCGATTCTTCAAATAATTCTGCTATGCCTAATTGAATTAATTCATCTGCTTGACTTGCTTCAAATTCGCCACATTCACCTTGAGAATAACCTAATCCAAAACCCATTGGACTAGCTATAAATTTTATTTTTTTCATTGCTTTTATAATTTAGAAATAATGAGGGGAGTCGAACCCCTCATTATTTGACATTGTTAAAATTAACCAGTAATCAAATCCAATGTTTTTACTATCGTACCTGCACGCTTAATGGTAGTATCCCAATAAGTGTTACAGATTATTCTTGTTTGTCCTTCTGCTGCTGCTGTGTATGGGTCAATTACGATATCCAAACCACCCCACTGACATACTTTTAAGTTACTAAAATCACCTGCGATAACTGCAGAACAATTAGTACTTGATGTACCTTTTGTTAAGTTATTTGGAAGGTTTGAAGTTACTAAGTAAGGAATGTTATTGATAAATCCAGTTGCTCCATTGAAATATGAACCATAAGGAATTAACATAGCACCTGAACCACTATCTACTGGAGTTGCCATCAATAATGCTTCAGTATTTGGATTAATTAACCAAAATATTTTTGAAGCATCTACGTTACCATTCAACAATGTTTTTCTCATGTTCTGAATGTAAGTTAAAGATGGTGCGCCTCCATTAGTTCCTAAAGCTAAAGTAGCTGCGGTAGAATTTGCAGTAATACCAGTCATTGCATTTGATGAACCTGAACCTGTTAATACTTTTCCCTCAACATAAGGATATAAAGCATTTTGTAATGATTGCAATAATTTTGCATCCATTGTAGGGTCTTGAATCATCAACTGATTTGATAATAAGATTTTACCTGCAATACGCTTAGGTGATACTGCACGATTTACAGTTACTGCATCTGCATCTGCTGCGGTTGCGTTTTCTGCTGCATCGGCAAAAGTCCATCCAGTTGAAAATCCTGTGTAATCAACATTGGGAACCATACCCATTTCCCATTCTGCACCTACTTTGTCTAATACTCTGTTTGCTCTAAGTACATCAAAGAAACCCATCTTGTCGGTTTGTACAAAGTTTCCACCTGCACTTGATGAACCTGCAGACATTGCACGTTTTTGGATTGCGTTTAATGCTTTTAAGTTGATGTAATGACCATTACTTGATGCACCTAATGAACGTGCTTCGATAACACCTTCATCTAAAATCTCACGCTCTAAACCTGTGATAGGCTCGTTACGATTAATTGAGTTAAAGAATTTAGTCATTGAGAAATTACTCATTTCTCTTTCTTCTGCATTCATGCCATCATTTGACTTCTTACCTTCAACGCTTTTCTTTGCAAATTTCTCACGCAATTCAGCATCTTTGATTTGATTTTCAAAAGCCTCAACTTCTGTTTGGATGTTTCTAAGTATAGTAGTTTCATCCGCTGATAACTCACGTTTATCAGTTTCTGCTTTATCTACTAACTCAACACCTTCTGCTCTTTTTAGAGACTGTAATTGTCTCAATTCTACACTTGTTTTCATGTTGTTTATTTTATATTAAGTTAAATTTATGCTTGTTAATTAAGTAGTAATTTTCATTTATGTCAACCGGTCTTACTTGCTTTTTTCTCAATTCAATATTACGCTTGCAAGCTTCTATTTCAGTTTCTTCATAAGCAGGATTAACTACTGGTCCTACATCATATAATTTATCAATCTTGGTGATAGTTCTTATACAAGTACCATCTTCAAAATCTTCTACTATTTGCTCGGCAACTGTGAAGGCAAATGAACAACCTCTAATGTTTTGAAGTTTTACATTTTCCAATACATCATTACCAATAGTTGTATTAGGTGCTTCAAATTCAAAGTATAAACCTTTCTCATCTACTGCTAATTTCAATGTGCCTTGTCCATCTTTTGAACGTGCTAATAAATATTCATCTTCATGATTAAATAAAGCTACTACATCAGTCATATCACATCCATTGAATGCACCTACTGCTATTGTTTCTTTGTAACCATCCCACATTTCATAAAATGCACCAAATACAGCGCTATAGCCTTTAATAGTTCTGCCTTCTTCGCTTACAATGTCGCTTGCTCTTAAATTGTATCTTCTTTCCATTTATTGTTGTTGCCCTCCGATTGGCTGTGATTGTGTTAATTGTAAATTCTTTTCTGCTTGACCTTTCCAAAATTCAATAGCTTCATTTGCAGGTATCATGTTACTTGGTACATAATTAATATTACTTGCCTCATTGTCTATTGTATTCTCACCCCACATCTTTCTAACTTCATTTGGTGTTATACCACCACTAGTAAACATGGTTCTTGTTTTGCGTTCCATTGCTGCACTATCGCCTCTATAATATACTTGAGTATCAAAATACCCATCCAATGTTTCACGTTCGTTTATTGCAAATAATTTCTTATCCGCTTCTTGCTCAAATCTAACTATCCAAGGCATCAATGTATCTGTTAAATACTTTATGTCGGTTTGCTCAAGTGAACTATTATTTGTATCTGATAAATCTGAAAGTTTACTTAATGGCATTCTAAACCACCTAGCTATTTCACCTCTTATCAAATTTTCAGTTTCTATAAATTGAGACTTTTGAGGGTCATAATTCATCTGCTCAAATTTCATCCCACTTGGACCGCCACCTATACCACCTTTCGAGAACGAATTGAGAAACATATTTATATACGTTTGCAGTTTTTTTTCATCATTTACGCCCTCGAAAGTTAGCAAACCACTCATAGCTGCACCTTCTTTAAAATAATTGCTTGAATAGTCTTGAATTGCTAATGCTTTGCCAAGTGATTGGAGTTGAAATCCTAAAACAGATTGCCCCACCATTGTATTACCTGCACCTTTGATGTGAAATACTTCTTCGCTCGAATAAATACCTGCTAATTTTAATGGCTCATAGTTTATTGTGTACCATAAATTTTTAGTATCAGTATCATACTGCGGATAAACAAAATTAGAATCTACATAGTGAATCTCTTCTACAAATCCGCCTGAATTTCTTACTATATAACCATAACCATTACCTCTACCGATTGCATCTTTTAAAATAGAGTATTTTATATCAAATGGAATTGCATATCCATTCGGTTTTTTGTTTAGTAATTGATAAGCATTGTTTTTTGTGATTCTTGTTTTGTTACCATTAGCTTCAGTTTTGATAACTACATAAGGTAACTTGCTAATGTCTTCGCAGATGTTACGAATACAAGCATAATAAGTAGCTAATTGATTTACTGACCTCTCATTTACGACTTCACCGCTTTTTGAATAGCCACTAAAGAAATTAGATTGAGGCATCCCATTAATACCAGTTGCAGGCATTAAATTGCTAGGTGTTTTCTTCCTAAAATTAATTATTGGTAGATACTTTGTAAAAAAGTTAGCCATATACGCTACAAAATTGCAGCATATTTAATTAACTCAAGTTAACTATTTAATACAGCCCAAAAAACTTTGATTTTGAAGCCTTAAAGGAGTTATAAGACTTGTATTTATACTGTCTATATTTGGCATAATACTCATTTTCTAAGTGATTATATGCTTCCTCACCATTTTTAAAGTATGGTAAAAGGTTAAAGAATCGGCTAAAATAGCCTTTGATTTGAGTTAAATCGTGCTTGTTTTCAGGTATTAGACTCATATTATCTTACTTTAATGAAAAAATATTCCTTTTCTACTGGCTTTTCAACTTGTGATTGCATATAAGCAGCTATCGCCATAACATTAGCTACCGGTCCATCGACTTTATTATCATTATTTGATTTGTCAATCTTCATGTTGCCTGCCGCATCTCTTAATATTAGAATATTGCCCATCATCCACCGCATAACTGGATTATATCCATGATTCAATTCTTTATTAAGTATCATGCGCTCAAATTCGCTTGTTGGTGCGCCCATGCTCATAAATCCTTGTCCAAATGGTGTCATTTCTATACCATCTTGCGTTAATTCTGTTACTAAGGTTGTGGCAAATGCCCTATCATAATTTATAAATTTGATTCTAAAATTCTCATTACAGAAATTTATTGCATTTCTTATAAGTTGATGGTCTATAACATTGCCATCTGTGAGGTTAATTAGTCCATTTTCTGACCACTCTAATAGGTTTGAATAGTTTCTTTTATGCCTTTCCTTTGCTGTTAATTCGGGCAACCAAAAATAGTACAAACATTTAAAGTCTTTTTCATCATTTATTGGTGGAAATAACAAACACAAAGAACTAAAATCTTGTGATTTACTTAAATCCAATCCACCATAACAATCTCTACCTATTAAATCTTGAGCATCAAAGTGAGTTCCACATAACATATAGTTCTCATCGCTTATCCATGTGGTTGCGGTGTCAGTCCATACGTTTAAATACTTGGTTTTAAAGTTTATTTCTTTTGTTCCACTCGCAAGTGCATCTATTAATTCAGATTCTAAGAATGATTTTTTAACTGATACCCCTAAATTTGGATTAGCCTTTGCCCATGTCTTAGGGTCTTTCCAATCATCGCCTTCATCAATCGTAAATATTATAGTGAAGTATCTATCATTCTCAATTTTACCATCTAATATTTCTAAACAATACTTACGCTCACGATAACATGGTGAATTTTTATTAAATCCTGCAGTTGTAATTACATATAATAGTGGGTCTATTGTTGCACCCATTCCCGATATGATTACGTTATAAATGTCATCTGTTTTATGTGCATGAAATTCATCTATAATAGCTATGCTAGGTTTTAAACCATCTAAGTTATTAGAATCACTTGCAAGTGCCTTCATGTTATTAGTATCATAACCCTCTGAAATATTAAACATCTCATATTGTGTTATTCTTACTATACCTTCGTCCCTTTCTGTTAGCCATGAGTTACGTGCCATTTGTTTAGCTGCATTATAACAGATGTTTGCTTGGTCTTTTGTTGTTGCTGCTACATAGATATGTGCATCTTTTTTCTCATCATCTGCTAAACCTAATAATCCGATTGCTGCTAACTTTGCTGTTTTCCCATTCTTTCGTGGCACTTCTTCATAAGCCTTAATGAATCGCCTTTCACCATTCTTATAATAGAAACCAAATACATTTACTAAACAAAATTTTTGCCATGATTCTAAAATGAATTGAGTTCCATCTACATGATTAATACTTTGAATAAAATTAATTGCAAAGTTCGCTTTCTCCCAGTCTAAATAAATATCCTTTCGTTTAAGGTCTTTATTAAAACGCTTAACCGCTAACTTCACATACTTGCATGATATGATAGTATCATTTAAGACATCTTTACAATAGTTTTGTATTTCGTTTTGTAGTATCAATTATTTTTAGTTTGTTTTACCTGTGGACTAATCGCATTTTAATCAATAAAATCAAAGTATTATGTTTTGCAAGGTAGCCCAATAAAAAGTTTAACCAATTTTGCTTTCTTGTTTCAATGATGCTAGTTTTGTGATTTTAGCTTTTACACCACTTTTAATTTTAGTCTTTGGTGTTAATCCTATCTGCATCGCTGCTTTCATCATCGAATTTAAATAACCTTGCTGCAATCCAAATAAAGGATTAGGTATTGGTGTTCCATTTCCTGCATAAGTAATCAACCCTTCTTGTTGAAGTCTTATTTCGGCTGATACCCAGTTCCCATAATTCGAACAATAAGTAATCATTACCCACTTTTCTGCTTCACTCAATTTGCCTGATTTTATAAATTCATCATGCTTTTCAATCCACTCCAATTTACCATATTGGTTATTTTCTAAAATAGTTGGAATGTCTATGTTTTTGTCTGTTTTTTTGCTCATTTTTGCTATATAATTGATTTTGACCCACCTATACCGACATAATATATATAAAATAAAT